CATTGAAAGCAGCCGTGCGCTAACGATCGCGCAGACTGAAACGGGCGCGGCCTATGGCACATCACGCCAAGCCTCGATGAAGCAAGCCGGAATAAAGCGCAAGAAATGGCTGACCTCTGGCAATGGAAATGTGCGTGCCACCCACCGTGCGGCCAATGGCCAAAAGGTGCCACTCGACGAAGATTTTGACGTAGGTGGTAGCGCGTTATCTCACCCCTGCGATCCTGCTGGAGATCCCAGCGAAACCATTAACTGCCACTGCGTCTCTATTGCAGTGATTGAAGATTAAGAACCAAAATTATGAGCAATTCCATACTAGAAGCTTTCCGTCTCAAAGACGCCGCCCCTGCTAATCCTGAGCTGCCACACGTCGGCGACCTCGGCACCGAGCGCCGCCGCCTTATCCATCCAGAGGTCAAGGTGATCGATAAGGAAAAGGGTATCGTGGACTTTATCGCGAGCGATGAATCCATAGATAGCTATGGCGAAATCGTTCGGGCCAAAGGCTGGCGCTTTAATCGGTTCGAGAAGAATGCTCCGTTTGTCGATTCGCACAACTACAGCTCAGTCAAGAACATGCTCGGCAAAGTGATCGACTGGAAGATCAGCCAGGGACAGCTGATCGAGCGGGTGCAATACGCAATCGGAGATCCCGAACATACGATCGCGCAGATCGCCTGGAAGCTCACCATCAACAACTTTCTCAAAGCCGTCTCGGTTGGCTTTATCCCTACCAAGTGGGTCAGCAAGTGGGGTGAAGGTGACGGCTACTTAAAAGAGCTTTCTCGCCTCGGCCTCGATACCGACAGCGGCGTGAGAGTCATCTACCAGGAGCAAGAGCAGATCGAGCTAAGCGCCTGCATCATCGGAGCCAACGGCAACGCCGTGGCCAAAGCTTTCAAAGCCGACGCCCTCACTGAAGAGGACGTCGATACACTTTTCGCAAAATCAGAACAACTCAACCGGAGACGCAGCCCACAGTCTGGCGACGGCGCGAATCCTTATGGCCAGACATCGGGCGAAACTGAATTTCTGCGGAAACTAAAACAAATCACCAATCGTTAATTCAAAGAAAAATTATTATGAAAAATCGTAAATTCTCTCCTTTCTCTTTTGGGCAACGCATGTTCTACGCATGCTGCCTGCGCTTCTGCCTCGGCATCACTGATGATGAATTCAAGACTAAGGTCCTCGGCGGCGTGGGCGAACTCAAGTCTGCCCAGGAAAAGCAGGGCGAAGACCTCGTGACCATCAAGACGCAGACCGATCAGCTTACGGATAACTACGATCAGCTCGATCAGGACACCAAGAAAGCGTTCGAAGAACTGACTAAGGTTAAAAACGAGTGCAACTCGATCAGCGACATCAATCAAAAACTGCGCAAGGTGCAGTTGCAGTTGGGCCGCGAACGCTCGATGGCGTTTGGCGATCCGGTAAAGGCGCTTGTCGGCAACGAAGAGCTGCGCGCCCGCATCAATGCCGCTGTCCGCATGGCTGCCAGCAATGGAGCCGACATGCACAGCGTCGCAAAGAGCATCATGAGTAAAGCGCTGGGTGAAGACTCGGCGCCAGGCTCGAACTACATCAACGCCGAACTCGCAGCCGAGATCTACGACACCCTCGCCAGCTATGGCGTGTGGAACACCTTCTCGGTGCGTCGTATGAGCACCAAGCAGTCCAAGCTGATCGTAAACACGGCTCGCCCTGAAGCGTATGTCATCCTGCAAGAAGGCGGCACGATTCCTGACGATGCGAACAAGGCCGGCACAACTGTCACTCAAGAAGCTGAGATCATCGCAGTGTTACTCAATGTCTCCATGCAACTGCTCGAAGACAGTGAGAGCGACATCGCCGAAGAGGTGATGCGCGACTTCATGGAGGCCTTCGCCTTCCGCCTCGACTATTTGACGCTCCGCGCAAATGGCACCGCCGATGCGACTAATGGTGGCATGACAGGTGCCTTCGAGTTCGGCACCGCCGCCGTGGCCGCCGCTGGTAATACCACGATGGAGACGCTCGACCTAGAGGACGTCACGAACTGCATGCTCTCGGTCGATCCTGCCGTGCTCGCCCGTCCGTGCCGCTGGTGGCTCAATCCGCAGATCCTTGTGCGCATGTTGCACATCAAGGATGGGAACGGTCGCCCGATCTTCCTCACAGCGACGGAGGCTCCGACAGCAGGCGGCATCGGCTCCATCCTCGGCTACCCGACTACGCTCGCACATGCCGCGCCCAATGCAAATGGGGCAGGCTCAAAGGTCGCCACCTTTGGCGATCCGGGTGCGCTCAGCGTCGGTGTGCGCACCGACTATAAGTTCGAGAGCAGCGATCATCACAAGTGGAGCGAACTGCAACGCAGCTATCGCGGCCATGGCCGTGCCGCCGTCAAGGGCCGCCGCGCTCAAGGTCTCGCAGTCCTCACGACTGCTGCCAGCTAGCAAGTAGAGGCGTCGCTAACCGCACACTCAATCTGGTCGCCTTCTCCCCCTCCTGGAGTCGAGCGGCCTTTGGGCTGTCTGAATATCAGCAATCAATCAATCCAATACAAATTATGGCCAAAGAAACCGAAACAAAAACACCCGCCGCAAAGGCACGCATGATCGCCTGCAAAGTAGGCCGTCAAGGCATCTCCGAAGGCGGCTCCATCTATCCAAGCGGCTCTGCCGTCGAGTTGCCCGCAGATCGCGTCAAAGCGCTAGGCAGTCTCGTGACTGAGCAAAAGTAAAAAACAGATAGATACTTTCAAGCCGGTGCGACCGGCACACCAACGGTCGCACCGCCTTTTCTTAAATTTCATTTCAGCGCTTTTTAAAATGTATACCAGCCTAACAACCCTTAAGGAATTCGTCCTCCCGGAATCTATCCAGGATAAAGACGATTGGGATAGCATGCTCCTAGCCATCGGTGCCGGCATCGCGGATCTCTTTGACACGCGGTGCAACCGCAAGCTACGACGTGAGGTCGATGCTATCGCCGAGTTCGGCGGCGAGCATAGCTGCTTCGTGTTGCCTCGCTACCCCATCGAGACTATCGCCAGCGTGCACACCCGCTCCACACCATCAGATGCATGGCGCGAAGAGCCGAGCGCGATACAGACACAGTCTGACCAGAGCGGCCTCATCTCTTTTTGCGGGCGCATCGCCCATGAGTGCGAGCGCATCCAGGTCACTTACACGGCAGGCTACTTTGTAGACATCACTGGAGAGACTGCTCTCCCAGATGGTGCGACACCCATGCCCGCTGACCTCATGCTAGCATGGTATCAGCAATGCGCCCACGTTTTCGAGCAACGCGACAAGCTAGGCTCAAACTTTACAGGCGCAGATCGTGGCCTAGGCGGGGCACTTGTGAGCCTTATCCAAATCGGCCTCACCGATCCAGTCGAACAAGTCCTACAAGGGCACAAACGATTCCAAATTCTTTAAGATGAGCACGCAAAGCAAAGTCCAACTCACTCCCGAGTCTCAGCGAATCATCGCGAATCTCAAATCGATGCCTCAACGCATGGGAGTGGTTGTCGCGAAGGCGATGGACGACGAAAACGAAAAGACGGTCGCGCACATCTCTGAACGCTATCTTTCGCGCAGAGGCGCTAACACGCTAGGTGTGCGCACTAACCGGCTCCGCAGTTCATTGCGTCGCACTCCCGCTCGGATCTCCGGCGACTTAGGGGTCTCGTCATCGATCGGCACCAACGTCGAATACGCTGGCGTGCATGAGTTTGGTTTCAAGGGCACCGTGACGATCAAATCACACGCTCGCAAAATGACATCCGCATTCGGCATCCCATTGTCCACTCCAGTCACGGTAAACGTGCGCACGCACACGCGAAATGTCGACATCAAGAAACGCGCTCCAATTCAATCCGGCATCGCCGACCGATTGGACAGCTATGTGCGCTCAATTTCGAAGGCCATCGTTGCCACCGCAGACTAATCAACTTAGCAGATGACTACTACACTCGAACAGACTCAAGACTTGATCCTAGATTGCTTAAAGGCCGTTCCCGCATTTGCTGGTCACCAGGTTACCTGGGTGTCGCGCAAAGAGGGCAAGGTTTTAAACGACATAGATGCCGGGCGCTCGCGCCTATCACTCGCCTGCTTCGTTTACCCAGTCGCGCCGACTGGGTGTAATCCAAATCTGCAAGGCCCTGTTTTTGATAAGCTCCAGCTGCGCGTAACTTGGTTTGAAAACTTCGAACTCAACCACGATGCATCGCTCCATGCAGATGCAGCCGCTCTCTTAACCCTGCAAGCGCTCCATCAGTATGGAGTCATCGCAGATGGCCTACACATGATCACAGTTCAAGAGCAAGGCCCTATGGAGTGGAGCCTTACGAAACAGGGGCTGCAACAATGGGATTGCTGGTTCAACTGCCAGCTCAGTCTGCCTCAAGTTCCCCGCGCCCCAAAGCCAACCATCGCCTACGATCTCGCTGCCGAGCAAGTCACCATCAACTGTCGCGACGCAGACGCCTCCATCTACTACACGACAGACGGCACGTTTCCTTTCCCGGAAAACCCAGCGCGCACGATCTATAACGCCCCCGTCACATTCGGCGGCGTGATCGTCACCCATGAAGATCGCATCGTGACCACCGAAAACCCATTCGACGCCGACAGCTCAACCGAGATCCGCGCCATCGCGATCCGCACCGGCTACCTGCCTAGTAATCTTAAATCAATCACACTCAGTCAAATCGCCTAAACCATGAAAACAGAAAAAACAGCATCCACCGCACCCGCCACTGATCAAGGTAGCGCAGGTGCGTCCCGCACCGCACCCGAGCAAAAGTCCCAACCTAAGCCGGCGGCCAAACACCCGACACTCACCGCCGAGCAGCTCGCCGCCGAATCGTGCCAGTCCGTGACAGCCTACGCGCATCCTAAGACGGCCCGCACCGTCGCGTATCATTTTAACGACTACGCCTACACAGCGACAGGGCTCCCTGCGGGAGCAGTTCCCAGTTCTCCAGTTCCCAGTTCACCAGTTAAAACCGAAAACCAATAAACCGAAAACCAGCCAACTCCCATCATTATGAGCCTAGACAGAACCAAAATCCTACGCGGCCCCTGCAAAATCGCCTTCGCTGGCGAGACCTTTTACAGCCGTGCCGACGTCACCGTCAAATTCTCCACGCCACTCTTTGACAAGTCGTCGGCAGCCTACGGCCGTCACGGCCAAGGCGTCGAAGACAAGCTGATCGAAGTCTCCTTCACGCCCGTCACCTACACCGCCGCGCAAGCCGCCGTGCTCTGGCCGCATGCCAGCACCGCAATCGGAGCCAGCATTTATGGCGCAGTCGATACGCCCTGCGTGATCACTCCCATCACGGGCCAGCCGCTCACACTCGCCAATGCCGCCGTTACCAGTATGAGCGACCTCGCTTTTTCGCCTATCCAAGGGTTCTGGGCAGGCGATACCACGCTCACCGGCCTGCTCGCTAATAATGCCGATCCGTCCGCGATCGCCAGCTACTACGCATGGGGCGCAGCCGCCTCTGGAGTCGATATATCCGCGCAGTGGGATGCAGCCAAAGATCTCTACCTGCCCTTCACGGCAGCCTATAACACCGCCACTTGGCAGGCCATGGAAGGCTTTAAAGTGAGTGCCAATCTCAACCTAGCCGCCGTCAAAGTCGACGCGCTCGGCACCGTCGATATGACGCTCTCCGCGCACAACCCCACCTGCACCTTCAAGCCAGCGGGCAAGAACGAACTCGACCTCGAAGCACTCACAAACTTCGGCCTCGCCATCGGCTCTAGCCAAGCCCTCAAAGACATCGTGCTCGCAGGCCCCGACAGTGGCGACCTCAGCTTCACGCTCGCATCCGTCACCCCTGGAGCCGATCAAGATCGAGTCTATGGTAACGAGGCAGACCGCATCGGCGAACTCACTCTGGAGAGCCAAGCCATAAGCCAACGCTATGCGTTCGGCACGGTTTCCTAGTTATCAGTTTTTCCGTTCCCAGTTTAAGACCCGAAAACTAAGAAACCGAAAACCAGAAAACTCGAAAAAATGCGCCTCGTTTTTCAGACCGTCGAACTATCCGCCGGGGGCAAAGGCTCCCCGGTCGGATTGTCCGTGGGAGGGCAGAAGCAAATCGATACCGCTAGTTTCTTACGCGCCGCAGAGGGCAAGGTCTTTGACCGGGGCAATAAAATCTACCAGCTCAGCTGGCAGCAACACCGTGAGTTTGCGACCGTTGGCGAGTGCGAATCATTTATCCTACTGCACGCCGCCAACGCTCCCGACGGAGAGGGCACCTGCACCATCACTACCGAGGGCGGCGCAACCATCACGCTCACTGGAGCGGTGCTACAAGTGCCGAAATCCGACAAACAAGTCGGTGCCAGCGTCTGGCACAACTACGAGCTCGTCGCCAGCGGCATGACAGGCGCGGTGCCTAGTGCGCTCAATCCAAATGGTAGCGAGGTCAATCCTCCAATTAACAATGCAGTCACTCACAATGGCGAGACCGTCACCCATGACGGCCAAACCGTCACTCACTCCTAACTCACGCTTAAACGCTCTTTAACCGCTCATGAAAACACATTTATCCATCTTTGCAGCGCTCATCATTAGCATTGCCAGTCTACACTCAGCCGACCTCACCACCATCCTTGAGGACATCGACCTTTCGCCAACCGGCACATGGGATTTTACGGGTGGCACGATCTCGGTCAACGATGCAGACCTCCCCAGCACGCTACTACGCGCCGATCAAGTCCCCGACCTCGACGCCTATCAGCTGCTATTTGCTGGCGTGCCCTCATTTGACTGGGCAACGCGTCAGACTTACGGCCCGGCGGGCATACTCGACCCGCGCCTCGATTGGTCC